TTTTGGAGTATTAAATTATGGCTACCTATCAAACATATACCGCAATCGGTATGAGAGAAGACCTTTCGGATGTTATCTACTCGATTTCACCAACAGATGTTCCATTTATGTCTTCCATTGGCAAGACTAAAGCAACTGCTGTTCTACATGAGTGGCAAGTCGATTCGCTTGCCGCCCCAGTTTTAGACAATTATGCAGTCGAAGGTGCAACGGCATCTGACGCTACTATGTCTCCAACTACACGAGTTGGTAATCGTTGCCAGATTGCACAGAAGACTGTAAAGATTTCTGGCACTTTGCAAGCTGTCGATAAGGCGGGCCGCAAATCCGAAAAAGCCTACCAACTGGCCAAAGCTAGTTCGGAAATTAAGCGTGACATGGAGACTTCCCTGTTGAGCAACCAAGTTGCTGCTAACGGCAATTCTTCTACTGCTCGTAAATTGGGTGGTCTGCAAGCATGGTTGAACTCCAACTATGATGGTGGCACTTCTGGCGTTGCTGGTGACTTGGGAACTACTGCTCGTACTGATGGCACAAATCGTACTTTCACAGAAGACATTTTGAAGACTGTCGTTAAAGAAGTTTACGCTTCTGGTGGCAATCCTAAAGTGTTGATGGTGAACCCTGCTCACAAGCAGTTGGTTTCTGCCTTTACTGGTATTGCTGCACAGCGTTTCATGGCCCCTGCCAATACCCCTACCACTATCGTCAGCGCAGCAGATGTTTACCTGTCAGATTTCGGTGCAATCTCAATTGTTCCCAACAGGTTCATGACATCTACCAATAGCTGTAACGAGACAGCGTTCATCCTTGACCCTGACATGGCTGCTATCGCTTATCTGCGTCCTTTCCAGACCAACGAGTTGGCTGTTACTGGCGACAATGAATCCACACAGTTGCTGTGTGAGTACACATTGGAAGTTAAGAACCAAGCTGCTCATGGCATCTTGGCTGACTTGACACCTTAATCTGGTGTAACTCAAAAAATGCCTCAGACTAATCCTCTGGGGCATTTTCTTTTCTACTCAAACTGATAGAATTGATGTATGGAAAACTTTAGACAAACTGCTGTTCATGCCGATGGCGAAGGTGGCATCGTTATTCAAACTCGTCAGGATGTTTCTGACATTGTTGAGCAGAATAAAAAAGAATATAACTCCTTTGATGAACGAGCAAGATGGTCTGACCAATTGTTTGGTAACAAGGTTGCATCTATTCCAATGACAGTCATTGATGACTTGAACAAAGCTGGAATCATGCGTGGCTTTGCTGTTCTTGATGACAAGCGTTTTGCTGCTTGGTTAAATGACCCAATGAATCGTGCATGGCGCACTAGAACTGGAGTGGTATGAGCCTCTCAACATATTCTGACTTGCAGACTTCAATAGCCAACTATTTGGCTAGGTCTGACTTGACTTCTCAGATTCCAGACTTTATTACGCTTGCTGAAAACCGACTCCGTAGAGAGTTGCGTATTCGCCAGATGCTCAAATCTGTAACGACTAGCACAGTCTCTGGTGACGCAACTGTAGAGATACCTAGTGACTTCTTAGAGATTCGTGATTTTGTCGTAATGACTAACCCAATTCAACCATTGAGTTACTCTAGTCCCTCAACGCTATCTAATGACCCAAGAACATCAGAAGTTGGTGTTCCTAAGTCTTACACTATCCTTGCTTCTGAGTTTCAGTTAGCACCTGCACCTGATGGCGTATATACGTTAAAGATGCTTTATTACTCTGCGCCTCCGTACTTGACTAGTAACAATCCATCTAACGTATTTCTAACTACTGCCCCTGATGGTTTGCTGTATGGTGCATTGGTTGAAGCAGAGCCTTACTTAATGAATGATGCTCGTATAAATACATGGGGTTCTATGTATGACCGAGCAATTTCTTCTCTCACTAGGTCTGATGAAAACACTCAGTATTCTGGTGTACCCCTGTCAATCAAATTAACTGCAAGGTGAAATCATGGCTGAAATGTCTAACTACTTGGAAAATGCTCTTATCAATGTGACGTTGAGAGCAACAAGCTACACAACACCAACAACTGTTTATGTGGCTTTGTACACAACTGACCCAACAGATGCTGATACTGGAACAGAGTGTTCTGGTACTAGCTATGCTCGTCAATCTGTGACATTTGGTGCGCCTAGCAATGGTGCATCTACAAACTCTGCTGCTGTGGAATTTCCTCAAGCTGGTGGCTCATGGGGAACAATCACACACATTGGAATCCGTGATGCTTTGACAACAGGTAATTTGTTGTATCACACAGCACTAGATGCTTCTAAGACGATTGCAACTGGCGATGTGTTCCGTATTGCTACAGGTTCTTTGTCTGTAACATTGGCATAACATGATGACAGTCAATCTTACGCTTGAGCAACTTGACCAATTTGGGTCATTGGATAGCCTCACGCTAAGTTTAGACTCGTCTGATTGGAACTCGACTACACAGAAGAATGTGACAGGCCCTTGGGTGCTAGAGGGCTTAGATGCTTTCAGTTCTAGCATTGATGAACTAGCAATTAGCCTAGATTCAGAACTATGGGCTACCGCATATTTGTGGGATGGTGTCGCAGATATAACTGCTAATGCTACTGTTATCGCTAATGCCGATAAAATATTTGGTGGCATAGCTTCTGTAACTTGTGAGGCTACAGTAACTGCTGATGCTTCCATTGTTTACTACGGCAATGCTTCTATCACAGGAAACGCAGATGTTACGGCATCTGGTCAGCGTGTTCAGTTTGGTAGTGGCGACATACAGGCTACAGCAAGCGTAACTGCTGATGGGCAGAGAATAGCAAATGGCGTTGCTAGTATTACTGGTAACGCTGATGTAACTGCTCTTGGCACTAAGGTTAACTTTGCTAGTGCAAGTATTACTGGAAATGCTGATGTAAGCGCATCTGGTCAAATTGTCCAAGCCGCTAGTGCAAGTATTACTGCTAATGGTGTCTGTGAAGCTAACGCAGAGAGAATCCAGTTAGGCGTTGCGTCTATTACTGGTGATACAACAGTAACTGCTAATGGTGGATTGACTGTAGGTGCTGTAGCAAGCGTAGAGGCTAATGCTAATGTTGTCGCTAGTGCGTCTGCAATTTATGCAGGGGCAGCCTCGGTGTCAGGTCTAGCAACAATTATAGCTAAAGGCGTTATCCTTGGTGACAATTGGACTCCAGTAGCAGGTGACACTAATACTTGGACACCAGTTAGTGCTGATTCAAACACTTGGACACTTGTTATTAGAGACACAAACACATGGACTCCAGTATCTGCTAATGACAATACATGGACGACACAGATTCAAGGAAGTAATACATGGCTCAGACAAGGATAACATTTGGTGAGTGGATGCCTGACCAATCAGGTATTTCTGGCTCGTTGACAGACGCTAAAAACGTAGTGTCTCAAGCCATTGGGTATGGCCCATTCCCTACGCCAGTATCTTTATCAAGCGCAGCAGCAGAGAACTTAACTTCTTTGTATGCAGCTAAAGCCCCTGATGGCAATACAGTATTGTTTACGGCTGGCTTGTCAAAGATTTATACAGTTGGCGGTTCTGGAACACTTACGCAAGTAAATACAGGATTGACAACAAACGCAAACGAAAGAATAAGATTTACTCAGTTTGGCAAGAGCGTCATTATTTGTAATAACGCTGATAAGCTAAAGTCTTGGGTGCTTGGTACTTCTAGCACATTTACTGAAGTGGCAGCTACTGCGCCTATTGCTAAATACATTACTGTAGTGCGTGATTTTGTCGTGGTTGCAAATACGCTAGAAACGACACAGCAACCATATAGAGTTCGTTGGTCAGCTATCAATGATGAGACTGATTGGGTAGAAAATGTAAACACTCAGTCTGACTATCAGGATATTCCTGATGGCGGTCAGATTGTAGGAATCCGTGGTGGTGAGTTTGGTCTAGTTTTGCTAGAGCGTTCTATTCACAGGATGACTTATGTGGGTACACCTTTTATATTCCAGTTTGACAACATCTCTAGGAATAAAGGTTGCGCTGTAGCTGGTTCTATTACTCAGTACCAAGGCATTACATTCTTCTTGTCAGACGATGGTTTCTATATGTGTGACGGACAGCAAGTTATTCCGATTGGGGCAGAGAAGGTTGATAGGTTCTTTTTAAGTGACGCAAGCGAGACAGACTATTCAACTATGTCTGCCGCTATTGACCCTGTTCGCAAACTTGTAATCTGGAATTACAAAAGTGTAGATGCTGTTCGTAAACTGATGATTTACAACTTCCAGACTAAAAAATGGACTTATGGCGATGCTAATACTGATTACTTGGGTGAAGCATCATCAGGCGCATTGACGCTTGAGGAACTAGATGCTATATCTGGTTCTATTGACGCTTTAACAACAAGTTTAGATTCTTTGTTATATATCGGTGGTAAGTATTTCTTAGGTGGAACTTACGGAACGAGGGTTTACTCCTTTACTGGCGCAAACCTTACAGGAAGCATTGCAACTGGCGACATAGATTTAGGCGCAAACTCAGTAGTAACCCTAGCTAGACCTATTGTTGACAATGGCTCTGGCTCACTATCCATTGCTTCACGCACATTGCTAAACCAAAGTGTTACTTATGGTGGCTCAACTGCTGCTGACTCTGAGAACAGGGTTTCCTTGCGTAGTGCAGGTAGGTATCACAGATTAAAGTTAACACCTACTGGTGCAGCTTGGAAGACTGCTGTGGCTGTGGATGTAGATGTAACTCCACAAGGGGTTCGCTGATGTTTAGAAGCCTACCTGCTTTTGGTGGTGACCAGAGGGCTGTAGCCGAGGTAGTCCGTGGCATCATGGACGGAAAGACCAATAACACAGGGACTTTGACTCTGGCAACTGGTGGTGCTACTACAACCACTTTGACAGACCGAAGGATAGGCCCAGACAGCGTTATCTTGTTTGCCCCTGCTTCTGCTGCGGCTAACGTGGACTATATGCCTTATGGGGCGTTTCAGAGCCTTGTTGACCAAACTGTTGCATCTGCAAATACTGCCTATGCAATGACATTAGACACAACTGATTACTCTAATGGCATAACTCTATCCAATAGTTCTAGGATGAACGTCAAAAATACAGGAATTTATAACTTCCAATGGTCTGGTCAGTTTGAGAATACTGACTCGCAAGACCATGACGCTAGGGCTTGGATAAAAATCAACGGAACGAATCTTACTGGTTCAACAGGCTTTTTTGCTATTCCTAGCAAGCATGGCTCAGTTAATGGACATGGTTTAACTGGATGGAATTACTATTTAAGTTTAAATGCAAATGATTATGTCGAGTTATGGTGGGAGACTGATAGCACTGCTGTGAGCCTCCAAGCCTATGCTGCTGGAACAAATTACCCCTCTACAGCGTCTTTGATTACTACAATGAACTACATCTCTCCGTCTGCTTTGACGAACATCTACGCTAGTTCCCAAGGACAGGGTACGGCTACGATTACCCACTTTGCCAATTCGACTGCAAATAAGACATATCGGTATGCAATTATTGGTTGATTTTAATTATTTATGTATAATGGATTCCGTGGATGACCCATCTTGGAATCCGAAACTCTAGGAGTAAAAGATGGTAACTGAAACCAGAACTTTAGTTGACCCAACAATAGCACCATATCTAACGTATGGTTTAGAGCAGGGTGCGGGTCTGTATCAGGGCGGTGGCCCTAAATACTACACAGGCGAGACATTTGTTTCTCCCTCCCAGACCACACAAGCAGGTCTTCAAGCCTTAGAAACTCGTGCTTTAGCAGGTAATCCTTTAACTGGACTTGCTCAACAACAGTTACAGGGTACTTTGGGTGGTGCTTATCTAGGTGGTAATCCATTCTTTCAAGGTGCATTTGCCCCTGCTGCTCAAGCTGCTCAGTCTCAGTTTCAGCAGACTATGGGCGACATTAGTTCTAAAGCAAGCCTAGCAGGGCGTTATGGCTCTGGTGCTATGGGTAACCTACAAGACAGAGCGTCTGGTCAATATGCACAAGCATTGACTAACACAGCAGGTCAACTGGCTTATCAGAACTACGAACAAGAGCGAGCAAGACAACAAGCTGCTATCGGTGCTGCGCCTCAGTTGGCTGCTACTGATTACCAAGATATTCAGCAGTTGTTGCAAGCAGGTCAAGTTCGTGAAGGTTATCAAGGTCAACAGTTGGGTGCAGATATTCAGCGTTTCAACTTCTTGCAAAACCAACCACAACAGAACTTGCAGAACTATATGTCATTGGTATATGGCAGCCCACTAGGACGAGTAGGCTCTACTACAGCGTCTGGTTCTGCTGATACATCTACCTTACAGAAGGTATTAGGAACTGCTGCAACTGCGGCTGGTGTTTATAAGAATCTAGGTTCACCTAATCTAAGTTACATAAATCCATTTAGTTCAAGTTTCCTTGGTGGTGCTTTTAATTCTGCGCCTAACATGGGATATATAGATACTAATATGCAACCATTTGGTCAACAATCCTTTAACGGAATCGTTTACGATTGATAAATTATGGCTGGACTATTAGACATTTTTGGAACTAGCGGTGCAGACACAATGGGTCTGCTTGGTATGTCACCTGCTGACATTGCTCGTAATCGTGAAGACGCACAAGCACAAGCCTTGTATGCCCTAGCAGGGCGTTTATTCCAAGGTGGGAATACTGGTCAATCTATTGTTGAGGGCTTGCAGCGTGGTCAGCAAGCCTATAAAGGCGGTATGCAAGACACATTGCAAAGCCAGTTACAGAATGTTCAGTTGGCTGACATGATTCGTAAGCGTAAGTTAGAGCAACAACAATTAGCTGAACAACAACGTATTCAAGGTGTTATCCAAGGTGCTGTAACCAAGCCTCAAGAGATGTATGGTGAGGACATGATGGGTCAGCAAGTAGGTCAAGGCATGACTGCTGGTGGCTTTGATTTGCAACGAGCAATTCCTCAATTGATGGGTTCTGCTGAAGGTCGCAAAGCATTAAGTGAGTTGGTCGCATCTCAGAAAGCAATGCAACCAGAGTACAAAGAAGTTAATGGTGCGCTTTATGAGATTTCTGCTGGTATGCCTCCTAAATTGGTTGCTGGTTCTAAAAAGCGTGATACTGTAACAGTTGGAAATGTTGTTCTTGATAAAGACGATATGCGTGTTCTTTATACCGCACCTGATGCACCTGCTGGCTCAATTAAAGAGTTTCAAGACTTTATGAAATTGCCTAAAAATGAACAGGCAGCATACATTCAATTACAAGAACAAAAGCGTCCAAGCACAACAATCAATATGCCATCAGAAGGTGAGCGTAAGTCAGCCGTTCTTGCAAGCAGATTGAACTTCAGCGTTGGTCAAATGAATCAAGCTATTGGCGCAGACCCTAAAGCAGCTATGCCAAATACTGCGGCAGAGATTGCTCGTTTTGTTTCTCAAACAGATTTCTTGCCAAACAAACTAAATACAGAGCAACGTCAAATTGTTGAGGCGGCTCAAGAGGATATTCTTGATGCAGCATTAACATTAGGAACTGGTGCAGCTTATAGCCGTGAGCAGTTGGCGGGATATAAGAAATCTTATTTCCCACAAATGGGGGATAGCGCAGCAGCAGTTAAAACAAAACAAGAGCGTTTAAATAATTTGCTTAAATCTGCTGAAGTTGCCTCTGGTCGTGCTGCAAAAGAAATTACTGCACCAATACCTAAATTGCCAACTACACCTGCTGCAAGTGGTGGATTGCCAAGTCCAGATGCTATTCAAGCAGAAATTGAAAGACGCAAAAAAGGCGGTGGATAATGGATTTAACTCAATTATCTGATAGTGACCTGTTGGCTTTGCAATCAGGAGACTTAACTAAAGTCTCTGATGCTGGTTTAGCCATTCTTAATCAAGGTCAACCTAAGTCTCCAACACTCAGAGAATCATTTGAGCGTGGTGCTGGTCTAACTTATCGTGCTGTTGCCCCTACATTAGCTGGCGCACAGATTGGCTCGTATGGTGGCCCATTAGGTGCGCTTGTAGGCTCAATGGCTGTTCCTGCTGCTGATGCAGTCAATGCGTTATTAAATGTAATTGCTTCACCATTTACTGAAAAGCGATTGATGCCAGCATCTCAAGCTATTCAAAACTTGATGACTCGTTCTGGTGTACCTGCTGCGCCAGAAACACAAACACCAACTGAGCGTGTTGTTGGTGGTGGATTAGAAGCAATGACAGGTGTGGCTAGAACTATCCCTGCTTTGATTAAAGCATCTACTACTGCTACTTCCCCTGTTACTCGTGCAGTTACAGAGCAATTAGCTGTAGCACCTAAGACACAAGCGATTGTGACTCCTACGGCTGTTATGTCTGGTCAAACAGTTACAGAGGCTACTGGTAATCCTTTGTATGGCGCAGCTACTACATTGGCTACAGGTACTGCTGGTAGTGTTAAGCGTCCTCAAAAACAAGAGGCTTTATCTACACAAGCATTAGACAGAATTGCAACAGACAGATATGACCAACTTCAAAGGTCTGGTGTTCAGTTAAAAACTGATGAGTTTGTTAATGCAATGGATGATATTGCAAAAGGTTTGAGACAAGAAGGCTATACGCCTAAAGCGTTTCCAAAAGTTGCTGGTGCTATTGAAGAACTTACTTCTACTGCTCAACCTAAAGATTGGACTGAACTTCAAGCCTTGCGTAAAATGATTCGTAGTGGTCAAAAGAGTATTGAGCCAGAAGAAAGACGAATGGCATCTATTCTTTTGGATGACTACGATAACTACCTGATGACTGTCCCTAAAGAATCAATTGCTTCTGGGGATATGAAAAACGCAGGTCAATTGTGGTCTGAGGCTCGTAACGCTTATTCAAAGATGAAGAAGTCTGAAGTCTTTGAAGATATGCTTAACGAAGCAAAGCTAGACAGAAGTAAATTTACTCAGTCTGGTGAAGAAAACTCACTTGCTAAACAATTGCGTCAACTTGCTAAGAATGACAAGAAAATGCGATTGTTTACCAAGGATGAACAAGATGCTATTGAGCAAGCTGCCAAGGGTGGTAATGTTCAGAATATGTTGAAGTTCTTTGGTCGCTTTGCACCTACTGGTGTCGTGCCAGTTGGTCTTAGTGTTGGAACTACAGCACTAGCACCTATGATTGGAATTCCTTTAACTATTGGTGCTGCTGGCTCTCGTGGGTTAGCTACTAATATGCGTAGAGGTAGCGTAGAAGACTTGACTAACATGATGCGTACTGGTGGCATCCCACAAACAGTTGGTAGTCCATTTAGGGCTATAACACCAGTAACTGCTAGAGGTCTTTTGTCTATGGAAGACTTAGACCAAGAACAGCGTAATCTCTTAGGTATCCAATAAGGACTAACATGGCAAAGACTAAAATTAGTGAGTTCAGCAGTAATCCTGCTAACAACACAGATATTGACGGAATTAACATTGCAGAGGGCTGTGCGCCATCTGGAATTAACGATGCTATTCGAGAGTTAATGGCTCAGTTAAAGGATTTACAAGCAGGTACTAGTGGAGATACAATCCCCATTACTGCTGGTGGTACAGGCGCAAGTACAGCAGGTGCAGCATTAACGGCACTTGGTGGCGCAACAACAGGCAAGGCTATCGCTATGAGCATGGTTTTCGGAGGTTAGTGATGTGGTCTGAAGAACAGCGTCAATTAGCTAGAGAGCGTTCGCTTCAAAGATGGACTGACCCTGTTTATCGTGAAAAAGTTATATCTGCATCTAAAAAGCCTCCTTTTTGTCCTGATTGCGGTGAGGTAAAAATAGAAAACTTTTATGTTTCTAAACAAGGAAGAAGAACAAATGCTTACTGCAAATCTTGTCACAAAACAAGAACTAATAAAAATTGGCACTCTAAAACTATTGTTGAAAAACAAGCATCTCGTGTAAAAACAATGTATGGTATTACACCAGAAGAATATACAATGATGTATGAAAAACAAGATGGTAAGTGTGCTATTTGTGGCAAAGCACCTACAACTTTAAGAGGATTACATACTGACCATAATCATGTAACTAATAAAGTTAGAGGATTATTATGTCATGGATGTAATACTGGCATCGGTGCTTTGAAAGAAGATACCGAAATTCTTTCAAACGCAATTAAATATCTCAGGAGTTAATATGGCTGCACCAAATATTGTCGCTGTCGCAACTATCACGGCAAAGACTGCATACGCAACACCCTCAAACACATCAGCAAACGTATTGCTTGCAAACGCTGCCTCATCTGGCAAGGTTTTCAAGGTCAATATGGTCATTGCTGCCAACGTGGATGGCACAAGTGCTTATGACACAACTGTAGCGGTGAATACTGCTGCTGATGGCTCTGGCACTTCATACCCATTGGCTTCAACTGTCTCTGTTCCTCCAGATGCTTCTTTGATTGTCTCTGACAAATCAACAGCTTTCTATCTGGAAGAAAACAAATCAGTTGTTGTTACCAGTAGCACAGCGTCAAAAATAGCCTACACGATTTCATACGAAGAACTCTCATAAGGACTGAATCATGTCCAAAAGAGTAGGTGGAATTCTAAGTGCTGGAAGAAACGGCATTAACTACCCTGTCACAGCGGTGGAATACTTATGTGTGGCTGGCGGTGGTGGGGGTGGTGCTTCTTTTGGTGGAGGTGGCGGTGCTGGTGGATTATTAACCGCTACTGGCTACGCTGTAACTATTGGCTCAAGCATTACAGTTACTGTAGGTGCTGGTGGTGCGGGGTCAACATCTGCAAGCAATTTAGGTACTGCTGGAGTTAACTCAACTATTGTTGGTGGCACAACCATAACTAGTAATGGTGGTGGTGGTGGTCAGTCAAATACAAATCAGACTGTTGTTCAAGGCGGTAGTGGTGGCGGTAACTCAGGAACTGGCGGTGGTGGTACTACCGCTGGCACAGGCACATCGGGTCAAGGCAACAATGGTGGAGTGCATAGCACTTCCGCACCAGCATATGGTTCTGGTGGTGGTGGCGGTGCTGGCTCTGTTGGAGTCAATGGTACTTCAGCATATGGTGGTAGTGGTGGAACTGGATTAGCGTCTAGTATTTCTGGCGCACAAGTTTTTTATGCTGGCGGCGGTGGCGGTAATACTTATACAGCTACTGGGGTATTGGGTATTGGTGGCGCAGGAGGTGGTGGTGGAGCCGCTACATGGACAGGATTGACAGGTATTGCAAATACTGGCGGTGGTGGCGGTGGCGGTGGTGGAACTGATGCAAATATAGCGGCAGGTGGTGCTGGCGGCTCTGGCATCGTAGTCATCCGCTACCCATCTTACTTAGCCCCTGCTACATCAACAACTGGCTCACCAGAAACTTATGTCACAGGCTTTTGGCGTGTGTACAGATTCGTTGCTTCTGGCACGATTACTTTCTAAGGGTAGATATGGCTACAGGTTTATTTACTCTTAAACAAGTTAACCAAGCACTTGCACAAAAGGCATGGACAGGCCCACAGAAAACTGGTTGGGTTGAGTACCTTGTTGTTGCGGGTGGTGGTGGTGGTGGCGGTGCGGCTGGTGGTGGAGGTGCTGGTGGTTTATTAACTGGCATATTGCCTGTAGTTACTGGTTCATCTATTACTGCTACTGTAGGCGGTGGTGGTGTGGGAGATGCTAACGGGGTTAATTCAGTATTTAGTTCTATTTCTTCCACAGGTGGTGGAAAAGGCTCACGATACGACACAAATACTGCGGGTAGTGGCGGTTCTGGCGGGGGCGGTGCAGGAATGGGCGGTTCTTCGGGAGGACAAGGTACAGCCAATCAAGGTAATGCAGGCGGTACTGGTTTTATAAGTGGAAGTGTTTTTTCTTCTGCTGGCGGTGGTGGAGCTGGAACTATTGGTTTCACTGCATTTTCTGGCGTTTGCGGAAATGGCGGTGCTGGTATAGCAAGTGCTATAACAGGAACTGTTACTACTTATGCTGGCGGTGGCGGTGGCGGTGGAAGTTCTGGATTTGCTGGGGGTGTTGGTGGTGTAGGGGGAGGCGGTTCTGGTGGGTTTGGTGGAACAAGTAATGGCACAGCAGGAACTGCAAACACAGGTGGTGGTGGTGGCGGTGGAGGTGCTGGTGGAGGCGTAGGCACAGGTGGCACAGGCGGCTCTGGCATTGTCATCATTCGCTACCCAAGCACATTTGCTGATGCTGCAAGCGTAACTAACGGCACAAAGACAACTGCTAACGGCTACACAATTTACACATTCTTGACTAGCGGAAGTATCACATTTTGATGTTAATCTCTCAAAACAGGGTTGAATGTATGCAGTTTTGCTTTGGCGGCACAGTAAGCGGCATGAGCAAGTTCGGGCGTACAAAATCTACCAAGCCTAATGTTTTTGCGATTAACAACAATTTGAGCGCACCATTTATTGCGATGACCATCCCAAGAAACGCCAACAAACCCATGTTTGTTTCTTTTTGTGGACGAAAGGTTTTGAGCGTTTTGAGAAGCATTAGCCTCTCTCAAATTGTCAAACCTATCGTTGCTTGGGTTGCCATCAATGTGGTCAATGTTTTTGTCAGGCCAACGCCCATGAACATAAAGCCATGCCAATCGGTAAGCCAAATAGCGTGTGGAATTGATGGTAATCGTCAATCGTCCATCAGCGGCTCTGTATCCAGCAACATCACCAATTTTGATGTTTCCTTTTCTACATACACGCCATGTAAACAATCCAGTTTCGGAATCGTAATGCAACAACTCACGCACAAATTCTGGGGTAAGATTAGATTTAGCCATGATGCTCCTTATAAGCGGATTGGTCAGAGGCTCGGCAGTGTTAGCGCACTTGTCGGGCTTCGTCATTTTAACACCAGTGAGGTAAAAAATGTCTAATTTATTAGGTGGATATTTGTCGGCAACATTTAACCCTTTATCTGGTGCGCCTACTGCTGTTGAATATCTAGTGGTCGCTGGTGGGGGTGGGGGTGGTGGTCAGGCCAATAATAATCAAATGGGTGGTGGTGGAGGTGCTGGTGGATTACAACAAGCAGCGGCCTTTGCTGTTTCTACAGGCTCGGCTATAACAGTAACTGTTGGTGCGGGTGGTGCGGGTGGCTCTAATGCAGCTGGCACAGTAGGAGTAAATTCTGTATTTGGCGGTGTTACTGCAAGTAGCGGTGGCGGTGCTGGTGGTAGAGGTAGTGTTGGTGGAAATGGTGGCTCTGGTGGCGGTGGTAGTACAGGGTCATTTGCTGGTGGCTCTGGAACGTCTGCACAAGGCTTTGATGGTGGCTCTGGAAACGCTGCGGCAACTACTACTTCCGCTTCTGGTGGCGGTGGTGGAAGTGGCTCTATTGGCTTAAATGCGTCAAGTGCTGGAATAGGTGGTTCTGGTGGTGCTGGTACTGTGTCTACTATTACAGGCGCAAGAGTTTTTTACGCTGGCGGTGGTGGCGGTGCTGGCTACGCTGGTCAAGGATTAGGCGTAGCTGGTGGTGGGTCTGGGTCGGTTGCTGGTGGAGTAGCGGGAGCAGCAACAGCCAATAGTGGTTCTGGTGGTGGTGCTGGCGGGTATTCAAGTGCCATAAACATTGCTACTGATGGTGGTAATGGAGGCTCTGGCATCGTGATTATTCGTTACCCTGCATCACAATCAGCACCAACTGCAACAACTGGTTCACCACAAATCAACTACGCTGATGGCTACCAAATCTACACTTGGACATCATCTGGAACTGTGACATTCTGATGGAAACAAAGTTTTGTCCTAAATGTGAAACCGAAAGGTCGGTTCTTGACTATCACAAAGATAAATCAAGAAAAGACGGATTGTTTTCGTACTGCAAAACTTGTAACAAAGCCCATGTAAAAAAATGGCAACAAGCTAACCCAGAAAAAGTTAATGAAGCTAGTAGAAATTTGTACGCAAAGAATCTTGAACACTCAAGGTCTATGCGTAGAAATCGGGTAAATAACTGGTATTTGAGGCATCAAGATAAAGCCCGTCTAAGGTCAGCTCAATATCGTGCAGACCATCCAGAAGTTAAACGATTTGCTCAAGCCAAGCGCAGGGCACAAAAACAAGGCAATGGAATTTTTGAAATCAGTAAATTAGAATTATTTAAATTACTGAATCAGCCGTGTATGGGGTGTGGTTCGTTGACAAATCAAACCATAGACCATGTAATACCAATATCTAAGGGTGGTACTCACTCAATTGGTAATCTTCAAACTTTGTGTGTAAGTTGCAATAGCAGTAAACACACAAAAACTATGTATCAATGGAAAATTGAAAGGACTCAAAATGCCGCACTTTGCCAAGGTTGAAAACGGAATTGTCACGCAAGTTATTGTGATTGACCAAGAAACATTAAATTTGGGACATTGGGGTGACCCCTCACTTTGGTTCCAAACGAGCTACAACACTCACGGCAACCAACACCCAGAAGGTCGCCCATTGCATAAGAACTATGCTGGCATTGGCTACACATGGGATGGAACAGGCTTTGCCCCTCCACAACCATTTGCATCTTGGACTAAAAGTGCTGAGACATATCTGTGGGATGCACCTACACCTATGCCTACTGATGGCAAGATGTATCGCTGGGATGAGCCAACATTGTCATGGGTTGAAGTAACTCAAGGAGTCTAACGTGGCTCAATATAGCGGCATATTTACGCTGTCTCAGGCAAGCCAAGCCATTAAGGACAACAACTGGACAGGACTGTTTCCACAGAATGTTGAATTCTTGGTGGTAGCTGGTGGTGCGGGTGGTGGAAACAATCTGGCTGGTGGTGGCGGTGCTGGCGGTTTGCTTGCAGGATTTTCTGGCATAACAACAGGCTCTCAACTTTGGGTGACTGTTGGCGGTGGCGGTGCTGGTTCTACAAGTTCATCTTCTGCTGGAACAAGCGGTGGTGCTTCAGTTTTACTGGCTACATCATCAGCTGCAACAACTGGAAACTTTGTTGCTAGTGGAGGTGGTGGAGGTGGAAGTAATAACTCAACTTCTGGTGTTTCTGGCGGCTCTGGTGGCGGTGCTTCACAATCTACAGTTGTTGGTTCTGGAACATCGGGACAAGGTAATGCTGGCGGTAGTGGTGCAACTGGAGTTGCTTATGGCGGTGGTGGTGGTGGTGGTGCAGGAACTATTGGTCTAAATGGCGTAACAGGCTCTAGTGCTGGCAATGGCGGTGCAGGGATTGCTTCTTCTATTTCTGGCTCTGTTGTTACTTATGCTGGTGGCGGTGGTGGAGGGATACTTTCTGGAACTTCTGGCACAGGTGGTGTAGGTGGTGGTGGTGCGGGTGGTTCTGTTGCAGTAGGCGCAAACGGCACAGCTAATACAGGCGGTGGTGGCGGTGGTGGTGCTTCTGGTTTTAATGGCGGCACAGGCGGTAGCGGTATCGTCATCCTCCGCTATCCAGACACATTCATAGCCGCTACAAGCACAACAGGTTCACCAACAATCACTGTGGCTGGTGGGTTTAGAGTTTATAAATTCACGGCATCTGGCTCAATAACTTTCTGAGAATGAATCATGGAAGACCAAGTAACCCACTCGCAAATCTACGAAAGACTGCTTGCAGTTGAAAGTAAGGTAGATGAGATAGACAAGAACACAAAAGGTCTTGTAGAGGCTATAAAGGCTCTTGATGGGGCTTTTAAAGTCTTCGGATGGATTGCTTCTGCTGCCAAGCCTATTCTATGGGTGGGTGGTTTAATCATGGCGGCTGGTGCTGTCTGGCAGACATGGATTAAAAAATGATGGATTGGCTAGAAGCTATTGTGGCTCTAGCCTTTCTTTTTTGTTTTGTCATGTTCTGTGGTCATGTCATTCTTTGGGCTATGCCGTGAGATGGCTAATAATGCTTTCAATTCTTTTTACATTGGTAGCATCTAGCAAAGATAAAACTGAATATCGTTGTGTCAGATGGGCATGGACAGGTGATGTTTACAACCGAAAAGTTGTGTGTCTTGAATGGCAAAAGGTAGATAAGAGATGATAGACCCTCTAACAGCCCTAGCAGGGATACAGTCAGCAATTAGTTTGGTCAAGAAGGCAGCAGGTGTTGCCCAAGACCTAAGTTCTCTTGCGCCCATGATTGGCAAACTCTTTGATGCCAAGTCTGTGGCAACCAAAGCGTTGATTGAGACAAAGAAGGGCAAAGGCTCAAACATGGGGACTGCTCTCCAGATTGAGATGGCCTTGGAACAAGCCAGAGCATTTGAGGAGGAGTTAAAAATGCTTTTTATGCAATCTGGAAAGATTGACGTATGGCAGAAAATAAAGGCTCGTCAAGCACAAATGGACTTAGATGATGCCAGAGAACTTAGTGCTTTAAAAAGAGCAGAAAAAGCCGCTAAAGAGAAAGAACAAGAACAACTAGAAATTGGCTTGGCAATAGGCGCATTATTCTTTCTTGGTTTCTTAGTCTTTGTTGGCATCTACGAATTGATGGAGTTCTGCAAAACAAGCAGATGCGGTAGGTGAATGAGTACCAAAAGACCTTTGACCTCTGCCTCAAGATATTCGTTTACGGATGTGTGGCTTTATACGCCCTTGGTTTTCTGAAGTTTTTGCCTGACGATTTGTCAGACAAGATTGTTAATCTCTTACTTGGAAAGATTGGACTGTAATGCTATCTCTATTTTCTACCCTTGGTGGTTTGCTAATCTCAGGCTTACCTAAACTCTTAGACTTCTTTCAAAACAAAGATGACCAAAAGCATGAACTTGCTTTAGCTAGGGTTCAAGTAGAACTACAGTTACAAATGATGGCTCAAGGCTTTAAGGCTCAAGAGCGAATGGAGGAGATTCGCACAGACCAGATTGCCATGCAGACAGATGCCCAGATGACAGAAGCAGCACTCAAGCATGATGAGAAAATCATGGAAAGAGCAAGCACTTGGGTGGTTAACTTTGTCGGTACTGTAAGACCTATTGTGACTTACATCTTTATTTTTGAGTTATGTGCAATCAACGCATGGATTGCCTATTACGTTTACTCTCGTCCTAGTTTGGTCAACAACATGGATGACTTAATTCGAGTTACTGACGTTATTTTCTCTAGCGATGAGATGGCAATGCTTGGAGGAATTATCGGGTTTTGGTTTGGCTCACGTTCATGGGCTAAGAAATGAAAGTCAGCAAAGCTGGTGAGGACTTGATGCACTTCTTTGAAGGCTACAGAAACAAGCCTTATCGGTGTTCTGCTGCGATTTGGACTGTTGGGTGGGGTCACGCTATGTATGCTGACCAATTAAGCCTACCAAACGTCCGTAAAGAGGGTTATACAGGGCTTATCAGGTCTGATTACCAACTTAAAGGGGAAGACAATCGTGTCTGGTCTAAAGATGAACTGGTCAACTTGTTCAAGATGGATATCGATAATTTTGAACGTGGTGTTCTTCGACTTTCTCCTACTCTTGCTAATCATCAAAGCAAATTCGACGCTGTTGTCTCTTTTGCGTACAACGCAGGTCTAGGTAACTACCAGAGGTCAACCATTCGCATGAAGGTTAACAGGGGTGATTGGGAGGGTGCTGCCGAGGCTTTTATGTCATGGACTAAAGCAGGTGGTAAGGAAGTAGCAGGGCTTGTCAAAAGACGTAAAGCTGAAGTGGCTTTGTTTTTAAACTAAATTGTAACAATTCTGCTATAAGGTGTTGAAATGTCTAACATACCTACACCAGAAGACGCACAACTCTTTGCACAAAGTGTCAGAAAATGGCAGCAAATTTTGAGTTTGTGCGATTGGCGAATTGAGAAGGGTAGCAAGCCAGCTAAAGAAGCTATGGCTTCTGTGGAGTTTAACCAGACAGCTAGATTGGCTACCTATCGACTTGGTGACTTTGGTGCTGAAAAGATAACACCAGATTCGCTAGATAGAACTGCACTACATGAGTTACTTCATATATTTCTATATGACTTACTGTGTGTGGCTACAGACCCTAAGTCTTCAGATGAGGAGATAGAGATGCAAGAGCATAGAGTTATCAATCTGCTAGAGCAACTATTGTCTAAGGATTCCAATGGGCAGTCATAATGAAACCTGTACGGACATGGAGTTTATCCAGTTATGGGGTCAACTTCAATCTGCCACAAAAATATCTGAACATCTTGGGATACACAACAGGGCGGTTCATTTACGCAGAAGGTACATTGAAAAAACGTACAACATGACCCTGAGTGCTAAAGACCATCGGGGTGATATGTATAACAAAAACAAACCCAAGTCTTTCTCTCCTTTAAAACAAGTAGAACTTGGCATACTGGACGGAACAGTTATTGTGTTCTCAGATGCCCACTTCATTCCTAGTCAGCGTACAACAGCGTTTAAAGGGCTTCTATGGGCTATCCAAGAGTTCAAGCCCAAAGCGGTGATATGCAATGGCGATGCGTTTGATGGTGCTTCTATATCACGACATGACGTAACTGACCAGCCCCAGACTTCTGTTATCCAAGAACTAAAAGCCTGTCAGGGTGCGCTAGGTGAAATTGAAGAAGTAGCCAAAGCTGCTAGGCACAATGTAAAGCTAGTGTTTACATGGGGCAATCACGATATTAGATTTGGGAACAGGTTAGCCCAACACGCACCACAGTTTAAAGATGTTGTCGGGTTTAAGCTGACAGACCATATCCCAGATTGGGAGTTTTGTTGGGCAGTCTGGCCTACCGAGGATGTGATTATCAAGCACCGATATAAAGGTGGTGTTCACGCTACCCACAACAATACTGTTAACGCTGGTGTGTCAATCGTTACTGGACACTTACACTCACTTAAAGTTACTCCATTTAGCGACTATAACGGATGTAGATACGGAGTAGATACAGGAACGCTTGCTGAGACTGATGGCCCACAATTTACCTATGCTGAGATAAACCCTAGCAACCACAGGTCAGGCTTTGCAGTGCTGAACTTCTTTAACGGAGAGTTGTTGCTTCCAGAGTTAGTTCAGAAGTTTGACGAAGACCAGATTCAATTTAGGGGCGAAGTCATTGATGTAGGTGCATTTTGAGTGCTTGGCTCATTATTCTTACAGGGGCTATCTACGCCTATATCGCTGCTGAACAACTGTTCAAAGGCAACCCAAGCATGGCTGTCGTTTACGCAGGTTACGCCTTTAGCAACGTGGGTCTTTACTTGTTGGCAAAGTAAGTTACAGAGGTTCTTTAGAATCTAAAGAGAAATCTACTTCTTCATCTTCTTCTGGCGGAATAGCCTCGTACTCTACTGCCCATCCATAAGCCTCTTGGAACATAATAAACTCTTGGAATATTTTTATAATGTCAAAGTCACTTGTTTCAATAATTAGCTTGTCATTGAAAGCACCAAATTCCATTTCAAATTTCATGGTCATATTTCCTTTTGGAAGACTCCGTTAGGCAATAGTATGCCCTTGCGATTCTTAATCTGGTCATACGCAACTTCCATGCAGTTTACTAGATTTATGTCTTGCAGCACACAGTAATTGATGAGACAAACCATAACATCCCCTACTGCATCTATTACGGCTTCCTTATCGTGTTTAATAGTTGCATCAGCTAGTTCTCCCATCTCTGATACTGCTTTGAGTAGCTGAGACTCTGGGTTGCTATTAGGAATAATCTTTCTGGATTCTGACCATTGAATTATCTTCATCTCTATATTTGCATAAGACATAACTATCCTTTTGAGTTTGCAAATTCGTACCACATAACGTAGAAGTCTTTGAGGAAATCAAGACCCTCACCTATCTTTACACATCTACCTAGAACAACTTGAAACACATCTCCGACTTCAGTTTGTTCGTTGTCTGTGTTACCAATAATGACTAACACAGTAAATTTAGGAACTTGAGCAAAAGCCTTGAGTAGCAATTGCTGACCAGTAGCCATGTTTTCGTTAGGTTTCTTCCACTCTCCGATTAGGAAATGACCTTTCCTCTCGCAAATCATGTCTATGTTGCTAGGCAGGAAATGCGTATTAGTAGGAATCAACCCTTGGAAATCACGGAAGTCAGTATGGGTTGCATACTGATTTCTCATAGTGGTGATGGTACTCATTGCTCGTCTGCAAGCCAAAAGACTCTTTGCACAACTTTCCCATCGTAATCAGAACGGCACGTCTGAATCGTCAAACGATGCTTTCTTAGGCTTATTTAAAGAAGCGTCAGCGTTCTTATTCTTGATAGACAGGGACATAAACTTCTGTCCGTCTTTGCTTACTTTAAGCCAAGCAGATAGCCAGAATTCTACCCCATCTACATTTAACGAGCCTTTGTAATCGGGAAACTTGGCATCGTCTTTCCTGTCGTTCTTGAATAAACTTCCTCGGTTTGTATTGTCGTATTCCATGATTAACCTTTCGCATTTTTCAATGCACTTCTTACTTTACTAGGAAGTAAAGTCCATAGAGCAACTTTCTGTTCGCTGTCTAAGTTCTCTGCTTCCAACTTCACCCAAGCACTCTTAGGTTCTTCTTTCTCACAGAGAGCAATTAACTCCATTGCTAACTCTCTGAGATAATTCTGTTCATCCTCTGGGATGGTATCCATTGCGCCTTGTGTGGGCGTGATGATTATCTTTTCTTCCTTGATGGGCGCAGAGGAATCCAGAGCGTCATGCTCAACGATTTCCATTGCTGTCATCCAGAGATACCTGCGCTGATATGTTTCTACAGCACCAAGATTTTGAATAGCGTGTGCGCCTTTTAAATTAGCTTCTACCATTGGTGAAGTAATCACAATGTTAGTGCCATCATCTACGTCTGTGATTGTAAGACTTGCATATTCAGAGTCGTAGGAAATAACTCCACACAATCCTTGACCATGAAAAATCTCGTTAATCTGAGGCAAAAAGTCACCCAACTCAAAATACTGGTAGCCAGCAAACTTGTTGTGACCTGACTTCTTGAGTGCCATTTGTTGCAAAAACATTCTTGCTTGCATTAACTTCTTGTGTACCATTTCATTCTCCTTTACTTAAATATTCTTCAATCATTGCTTCTTTGTCATCATCGTATAAATCCTCGAAAGGTACGAAGTGGTTTTCTCCACAGCATGAGCCAGATGTTTTAGGCTCAGTACAGTAGCAACAGTAGTCACCATGCGACAAGTCTTTGATAGCGTCTTGTCTGGTCATTGGATTCTTTCGATAGGCTTTGCTACAAGCCACTTGTCACCCAACTGGCGTACTGACTTCACCCATTGCTTTTGATAGCTTCTAATGACCTGTGGAGGGGCATCGTAGGTGCTAAATATCTTACGGACATGGATTAGGTAGTGTGTGTTCATTAGCCTCTCCAAGCCAGTAGTACACCGATACCGCCAAAGATAACAATGGCTAACACATACTCAACTAGCGTCTGAATAATCTTACTTTTCATCTTGATTTCCTTAAAAATACCCACTTACGTTTTGTTGTGGGCTGACGTGAGTATATCAAACTAAACAGACTATTTGTCTAGGTGCTTTCCCTAAGTCAACATTTTGTTGATTTTGCTATACTTCTTGGATGGACAAACAAACCGCTATCACACTTGCTGGCTCACAGAGTGAGCTTGCTAGAATCCTTGGCATAACTAGGGCGGCTGTATTTCTCTGGAAAAACATCCCTAAACTACGCATTTATCAACTAAAAGAACTTAGACCAGAGTGGTTCAAATGACACAAGAAGCAGTTATCAGAGCATTACAGAACGGCCCACTTACATCCTACCAACTAGAGGATTTAACAGGCATACCAAGATTGTCCATTGCAGCTTGTTGCACCAAGATGAGTTACAAGAAGAAATTAACAATTGGAAAAATTAAAATGGGGCGGTCATGGGTTTCTCAGTACACCCTTGCACCACACATGATTGAGGCTCAAAAGGCTGCCAATGATGAGCCTTACGACAAGCTAAACCCTTTTGACATTCGCAATGCCAGAGGTATCTTTTCTAAGGCTGAATATGCGGTAATGAACGCACAGGCTAAAAGACTGCTTGGTAAATCATTTTCAGAAGATATTACAAACAACCAGTTTATTTGATACAATGTTTTGAAACACGGCTAGGTGCGAAGTCATGAGCGCACCGAAAAGAGAAGTCTCCCCTCCTGCCGCAGTTTCTTTTTTGGGAGAATTGGAACAAGAGACAACTATGCCTACACGCTATTTAAAGTCTGGTATTCGTGACAGCGAATCCATCGAAAACTTATCCCCAATTGCTGAAAATCTTTACTATCGTTTGCTGGTAACAGTTGACGATTTTGGCAGGTATGACGCTAGACCAGCCATGATTAAAGCTGCTTGCTTCCCAATTAAAGACAGCATAAACGCAACTAAAACAGAAGCGTTACTTAAAGAACTTGCACAACATGGATTGATAGAAATTTATGTTGAACAAGATAAGCCATTTTTGCAAATGACAAAGTGGGACAACGTCCCTCGTGCAAAAGAAAGCAAATATCCTGCAAACCCACACGATGCTACACAAGTGTATGCAGATGTATGCAACTCACATACAGATGTACCTTTAACTAAAACAGAAACAGAAACTAAAACAGAAACTAAAACAGCACCAGATGGTGTGTCACCAGAAGTTTGGGATTCTTTTGTTAAACAAAGAAAAGCAAGTCGTGCGGTAATCACAGATTCTGTTATCAAGACGATTAGGGCTGAAGCTGTTAAAGCTGGATGGACACTTGAGCAAGCATTGTCTGAGTGTGCTGCTCGTGGCTGGCGTGGTTTTAAAGCTGAGTGGGTTATGCCTAAGCCAAACCCTGCCGACAGAGTAAGGCTCACAGTTGCGCCATCAAATGAGCCTGACCCTGCACTTGAAAAGATTAAGGCTGATGCTTTAAAAGCTGCACCTATTCCGCTTGAAGTTTTAGCAAAAATGGCTGAGTTAAGGAGAAAAGCATGAACTTTTTAGATTCTTACCCAACAGAGTTTTATATTTCTGATGTTGGTTATTTGGTACTCAAACAAGAATGTTTTGGTTGTGGTCACGAGACTCAATTTTTGATTACACCCGAACAAACAAAGATACTTTTAAATTTATTGCCAGAAATGATTAAGCAGCAAACTGAACGATGGACAGGAATTTACTCTCCTGCTGAAGAATGAATTTTGAATGGCCTACAAATGACTCCAGCAGAATTGGAACACTTCAAAAATTGCGAAGCCCAAGAGTGGATACGCAGGTACAACCAAAAGAAATTGACGATTGGCTCAAGCAAAGCGTTGCTCTGGTGGCAGGGAGTGTGCGTGGACTTGGAACGAATCAGAGGAAAGTCAGATACTTTGCTTTTGAGGGACAGAATGACGAGGTTGCGAAATGAGGAGAGCAGCAAGAGTTGATGCAGAAAAAGCTACAAGAAAACCTAGAGAAAAACTTGGTTACAACCTTGTTTGTATTGTTTGCAATGATAGTTTTCGAGCATTTAGCAAATCAAAATATTGTTTAAATCATAAAAAAGAAGCTGCAATTAACAAAGTAGCAAAAATAAAATTAGGCCGTCCAATTGATGAAACTAAAAAAGTAACAAAAATTTGTTTTCATTGTAAAAAAGAATTTGAACATTACAAATCTAGACTAAAGCAATATTGTTCTTATCAATGTCATCTTGATAGTGGTGGGGCTTGGAGAGCTGGTTTAGCTTCTAAGGAGTCTATTTTGAAATATGGCGCAAAAAAAGATGCAAATCATCACGAAATTGTTGATGCTATGCAAAAGGCTGGTGCATATGTAATTGATATGTCCCATGTTGGTAAAGGTTTCCCAGATTTAATTGTTGGATTTCAATCTAAAACAATACTTATGGAAATTAAGAATCCTAAAACTTCTTATGGGAAAAAAGGATTAAACAAAAATCAATTGAAATGGAAAGAGCAATGGACTGGTGGTGCTTACTGTGTTGTTGACTCCATAGAAGCAGCACTAAGAATGATTGGAGTAGTCAAGTGAAAGCACCTTACAAAGCCATTGAATACATCATTGAAAATTCATGCAAATATGCGGAAGCTAAAGCACAAAGAATCTACCTTGAGGAGTTCCGAAAGACTAAGAAGGCTCTGCTGATGAAGGATGCGTTAGCCAGAGGGATAGATTCTGCGGTTGCCCAAGAGCGTGAAGCCTATGCTCACATTGAGTATGCTGATTTGCTCAAGGGGCTAATGATTGCCATCGAAAAAGAGGAAACCTTAAAGTGGATGCTGACTGCTGCCCAGATGAAAGCAGATATATGGCGGTCTGAGCAAGCAAGTGAGCGTCTTGGCGTAAAAACTACGGAGTAGGGAAAGTACCTAGTAAATAAATTGCACAAGTCTGTTTAGTTTGCTATACTTCACTCAGCCCAAGAAATTCTCAAGGGTACTTTTAAGGAAATCAAAATGACACTCACAATTACTCGCTCAGTAGTTAAGACTTCAACAGGTTACGTTGTTAATGGTGCTTTCAGTTGCATGATGCGCTTAGACGAAAACGGCAAAGTGGTTTACAGCAACATGAATCCTGACGCTAAAGAATACAAAGTAATGTATCGTCTTTTCAAAAAATCAATCTAATTTAACATGGGGCTTAGTCCCCAACTTTTAAGGACTACAAAATGAAATACGAATTTGACACAACAACTGGTGAAGGCTCTGTAATCGTTACTGTCGTTATGGAATACGAGCGTGACGAAGAAGGCACTTACAACGAGAACATTGATGAAGTCTGGTTTGAGGGGCGCAATGTCATGGGCATCTTTACTGACCAGCAGTTTAAAGAATTAGAGATTGAGGGCTGTATGCGTCTTTCTAAGCACATCTTGGAGGAAGCTGACCATGCAAAAATCATGGCTTACGAGGCTGAGTAAACAGGCGGTTTGGCGACTAATTCTTATTTCACTAGCTGCCTTTTGGTGGCTGGTGGTTTATTTCATAGGGGCTTTGTATGACTGATTGGACTAAGGAAGAAGACGAAGCATTTAATGCTGTTGAGCAACAAAGCAACCTTGGTAAGCAAATCATAAAAGATATGGGGCAACCCTATCATTTTGATACTTACGTTTCACCATCTCAAAGAAACCATGTTCTTGAGGAGGTAGCCAAAGAGTTTGACAAGATGAAAGCATTTGGTGACACAGCACAGAGTTTTGCTACTTATGTCCGAGATATGAAGCATGAACAATAGACCCAACAATAGGGAACGACTCCACTTGGCAAAGATTAAAGAAATGCCTTGTGGGGTCTGCAATGCTTCTGGGCCTAGCGATGCACACCATATTGTTCAGCATAACCAATACTTATGTATTCCTTTGTGCAAAGACTGCCATCAGGGTAGCTTTAACGGCATACATGGACAGGCTAGGATATGGAAGGTTATGAAGCTAGATGAGATGGATGTTTTAAATCTAACGCTTGCAAATCTTTTCAGATAGCGCACAATGGACGCACTCAGTTGCCATTGAGACTTTAGAGGGACTTGTTCCCTCTTTTTTTTTATGAGATAATAAATAAACTCCATAGGGATAACCATGTCTGGTTTACTTGAGCCATCCGTAAAAATTGAGATTGAGATACAAAGCCAAGAGAAAAAGGGCGAAGCGTGTCCAGTTGCCACAGGTGACGTAGAAGTCAATCTTGAGTGCCGACAGAAAGCCATTGATAAGGCGAACTATGGCCCGATGAATCCCAATGAGCCAAACATGGATTACTGGCGTGACATTTCTAAGGCTTGGAGAATCTCACCTGCACAGGCTAAAAAGTCTCGTTGTGGTAACTGCGCTGCTTTCATTCAGACACCTAAGATGCTTGCTTGCATTGAATCAGGTTTGGAAACGGACAGCGATATGGACGCATGGGAAGTCATTGATGCTGGTGACTTAGGCTATTGCGAAGTATTTGACTTTAAGTGTGCTTCCAAGAGGACTTGTGAGGCATGGATTAGTGGTGGGCCTATAACCGAGGAAGAAAATCATGGGAACAACGAACAGTCAGGCTCTGGAGATGATGCAGAAACTTATGCAGAAGAAGACTAAGCCCATGCCCGAGCGTGGTGAGCGTACTGCAAAGAACAAAGCAAAGAAGCCTAAAAAATGATTAAGCGAGGCTCAGAGCAGTTTTCTGGCTATAACAAGCCTAAGAAGACTCCTGACCATCCTACAAAGTCTCACGCTGTATTAGCTAAGTCTGGTGAGGATGTAAAGCTAATCCGTTTTGGTCAACAAGGGGCTAAAGGTTCACCTGATGGCACGAAGCGTAACGAAGCGTTTAAGGCTCGTCATGCTGAGAATATTGCCAAGGGTAAGATGAGTGCAGCGTATTGGGCTAACAAGGTTAAATGGTGAACAACATGAAAATGACAAAAGCTGGTCAGAAAAAGGTTGGCAAAGTGATGGGTGAGTACAAAAAAGGTACTCTGCACTCTGGCAAAGGTGGCAAGGTTGTAAAGAGCCGTGACCAAGCAATTGCCATTGCTATGGCTGAAGCTGCTAAGAAAATGGGCAGGATGAAGTAATGCCTAGCTTGCTTGATAGCGCATTAGGATGGATGCAAGACCCAAGACGCACTCAGCAATTGCAGGGTACAGGCAGGGCAATCCAACAAGGACTGTTAAACATTCAGCAGTCTGATAAGCGTTTTCAAGACTTATTTGACAAGTCATTTGGTGACCCAAAACAACCATTTAAAGTTACTGACAAAAAGGCTTTGTCTCAATTAGCCGAAATGACCCAAAGTGGTCTGCTTGGTATGGCTGAAGTTGGTATGTTTGTCGGTGCTGGCTCTAAGGCATTTGACAAAGCAATGGCTTTTACTGCTACCAAGCTAGAGAAAAAAGGCGTGTCTCCACAGGAAATCTGGAAAGAAACAGGAACTGTCCGTGGGCCTGATGGTCAATGGAGACAAGAAATTAACGATGCGGAAGCTAAGTTTGTTACCGCACCAGAGATGCTTGATAAGGCAGTATTGCTAAAACAAGGCATTGCTGAAAACAAGCAAAAGATTAAAGAATCTAAAGAATATCCTGACTTATTTCCCAAAGAGTTAACTAAGGCTCAGAAGGCATTAAGAGAAGAAAACAAAGCCAACAAAGAGTTGGTAGATACTTACACATATAACCAAGCATTTACTGGCTCACCTGCAAAACTGGCTATTGAGCATCCAGAACTTTATAGGGCATATCCAGAACTTGAAGACGTAAGAGTTATGCAAGGAACAGTAAAGCCTGACTTTCTTGGTGCTTTTATTCCTAAATACAATGCTTTGGAAGTAACTACTGAAGGCTTAAAGAAAGACCCAAGGTCAACTGCATTGCATGAGATGCAACATGCTATTCAAGAAAAAGAAGGCTTTGCGGTAGGTGGTAATCTTGACACAATGGCTAGATTGAAATCAACAATCTATGACAAGATTGGAGAATTAAACTCCCAAATGGGGGCATATGTAAAAGCAATGGATGCTTCATCAGACCCTGTTGAAAAAGCATTGTTAAAACAACAATACGATGCTGCAATGGAAGAAAGAATGAAGTTAGTTCCATTTGCACAACTTGAGCCATATGATGCTTATCGTGCTTTAATGGGTGAGGCAGAAGCAAGGCTTACTCAAACTCGTAAAGACTTAACTCCAGAAGAACGTAGAAAGTATTTCCCATTTGAGTTTCAAGATAAAAATCTTAATCCTTATGGTTTAGATGTTCCTGTCAATAGCCTGATAAACTTGAATGAAAGAGGAAACTTAGTTCAAAGTGGATTACTAGGTCAGTAATTACTAACTTAACCTTGACCAACCCTAGAGGAGTCAAACAAAATGGCATCAGTCGGAAGACCAATAAACAAGTTACATCAGGAAGATGTACGCAAAAAAATTCAAGTAAGTCAATTACTAAATGTTTTGCAAAATCATGCACTTGGTGAAACTGAGGAGTTAAGTCCTACAAGGATGAAGGCTATTGAGATACTATTGCGTAAATCAATGCCTGATATGGCTTCAGTAACCATAAGCGGAGACGCTGACCAACCACTTCAGCACATCGTTACATGGGCGAAGTAATCGAAATTCCCTATAAGCCAAGGGAACACCAACTAAGAGTTCACGAGTTACTGGATGGCAAACGCTTTGCAGTTGTAGTGGCACATCGTAGATTCGGTAAGACTGTAGCTGCGCTTAACCACTTAATCCGTGAGGCGGTGCTAAACGAAAAAGAAACTCCTCGTTACGCTTATATTGCGCCTACTTATGGACAGGCTAAGAGGGTAGCTTGGGACTATCTCGTTAAATACACTACTCCGCTAGGCGGTACTAACAACATCTCAGAGTTACGAGTTGACTTCTGGGGTAGGCGTATTCAACTGTATGGCTCAGACAATCCTGATTCCCTGCGAGGTCAATTCTTTGATGGGGTAATCATTGATGAGGTGGGTGACCAGAATCCTAAGATATGGACTGACATTGTTAGACCTGCTTTGACTGACAGAAAGGGCTGGTGCTTGTTCATTGGTACACCCAAAGGACACAACCACTTCAAAGAACTGAGAGACAGGGCAGAGAAAGAGGATGGATGGGGTCTGCTAGAGTTCAAAGCCTCTGAGACAGGGGTAGTAGATGAGACAGAACTAAAGGCAGCTAAGAATGAAATGGGCGAGGATAAATACCGCCAAGAGTTTGAGTGTAGCTTTGATGCTGCCGTAGAAGGTTCTTACTATGGGCAAATGCTTAATGAGTTAGAAGAAAAGAAGCACATGCAAGAGATTCCCAGAGAGGAACTTAGCCGTACGTTTACTGCTTGGGACTTAGGTATGGGTGACTCTACATCTATCTGGGTGGCTCAACTGGTAGGTACTGAGGTGCGCCTAATTGATTACTATGAGAATCATGGCGTAGGACTTGACCACTACGTTAAGTGGATTAAAGATAACGACTACTCAAAAGCAGAGCATATTCTGCCCCATGACGTAAGAGTTAGGGAGTTAGGCACAGGTAAAAGCAGGTTAGAGATGCTTGAGGACTCAGGGTTAGAAGTCAAGATTGCACCCAGAATGGGACTAGACGATGGCATCCAAGCGGTGAGGCGACTGCTTCCAAGGTGCTGGTTTAATGTTCCTAAAGTGCAGAATGGCTTGAACTGCCTAAGAAACTACCGCAGAGACTACGATGAGAAGCGTAAGATATTCTATGAAAGACCACTACACGATTGGTCTAGTCATGGCTCTGATTCTTTCCGTTACTTAGCCCTTGGATTGGATGAAGGACATTCAACGTGGTCTAAGCCTATTAACCAAACTCCGAAGTGGATTGTGTAATGTATGTATCTATGCAGGGTGTAAATTTAGCACCTAAAGTAAAAGAACTTGAAAAGCGTATCGAAATGCTTGAAAATATGGTAAAAGAGTTACAATTGGATAAACCCCGAATGGGACGCCCTCCAAAGGACAAGCATGGCACAGAACGAGTTAATGTCGATAATCCAAGCAGAGATTGACGATGCAATTGGATTTATTGAAAGCGAAACTGTTGAACAACGCAAACAGGCTCTGGAGGCTTATCTACGACAGCCATATGGTAATGAGGTTGAGGGTAAGTCTCAAATCGTTACTGGAGAAGTGGCAGAAGCGATAGATGGTGCGCTACCTAGCTTAGTTCGTATCTTTACAGGCTCAGACAATATCGTAGTCTTTGAGCCACAAGGCCCGAAAGATGAAGCCTCCGCAAAACAGGCCACAGACTACTGCAATTGGGTATTCAATCGTGATAACGCTGGTGTAGCTATTCTGCATGATTGGTTCAAAGATGCCTTGCTACAGAAGAATGGCATTGTTAAGGCGTATTGGGAAGACAAAGAAGACATTACAAAAGAGCGTTACTTTGACTTGTCTAACGATGAGTTAGCAATGCTGATGAGTGATGAGACTATGGAGATTGTCGAGCAAGATACGACAGAGTTCCCAATATTTGACCCAATGGGTCAGCCAGTTATAGACCCTATGGGTATGCCTGTGATGGGTGCTACTCATAACGTAGTTGTCCAGCAGAAGAAGAAATCAGGCAAAGTCACAATTGAGAACGTTCCTCCAGAGGAGTTCCTAATTAGCAAGAAGGCTAGAACTATTGCTGATTCACCTTTCGTAGCCCACAGGCAGATGTTGACTCGTAGCACCTTGGTTGCTATGGGATTTAACAAGAAGCAGATTGAAGGCTTGCAGATGGGTGATGCTTTGGCATACACACCAGAGCGTGTGGCTCGTTACTCTGCTGGTGAGCAGCCTTACCAAGTTCAGACAGATGACCCATCAATGCAAGAGATTGAAGTCTTTGAGTGCTATATCAAAACTGACCTTGATGGCAAAGGCATTGCTACCTTGGTTCAAGTGTTCTACGCTTCTAATGAAATTCTTGAGGATGAGAAGGGTAAGGAAATGGTTGAGGAAGTGGACTATGTTCCTTTCCATTCAATCTGTCCTATACCTATTCCGCATAAGTTCTTTGGTAACTCGTTAGCTGACAGAACAGTTGACCTACAGTTAATCAAGACCACTATCACTCGTCAGATGTTGGATAACTTATATCTGACAAACAATGCTCGTGTGGTTGCGGTTGAGGGTCAAGTAAACCTTGATGACTTGCTGACTTCTACTGCTGGTGGTGTTATTCGTGCCAAGTCACAAGGTGCTGTTCAACAGTTGGTTGTTCAGAACGTGGCTAATCAGGCTTTCCCAATGCTTCAATATCTGGACACAATTCAGTCTAAGCGTACAGGCGTGTCTGATGCCTCACAAGGGCTAGACCCATCTGTATTGCAGAACGTGACTGCTGCTGCGGTAGCTTCAATGCAACAAGCTGGCGCAGGTAAGATTGAACTAATGGCTCGAATCTTTGCTGAGACAGGCGTTAAGTCTTTGTTCCAAGGCATCTTGCACTTGCTCTGTAAGTATCAGGACAAAGCACGAATGGTTCGCATGCGTGGCGAATTCGTAGAGTTTGACCCTAGAACATGGGCTAACCAATACGATGTTTCTATCAATGTGGGTCTGGGTGCAGGTAACAGACAAGAGCAGATGGCTATGTTGTCGATGGTTCTTGCTAAACAAGAGCAGTTGATTGGTCAGTACGGCCCTGCTAATCCTTACGTTTCACCTGCTCAGTATCGTGGTACTTTAGGACGTATGGTTGAGATTGCAGGGTTTAAAGATAGTGCTGAGTTCTACAAAGCGATTACGCCAGAGCAAGACCAGATGCTCTCGAATCCTCCTCCGCAACAACAGCAGATGCCTCCAGAGATACAGGCATTGATGGCTAAGACTCAAGCTGAGATACAAGCCAACCAAGCTAAAGCACAAGCTGACTTGCAGATGCAACAACAGCAGATGCAGATTGATATGCAGATGGCTGAGCAGAAGGCTGCTCTCGAAATGCAATTGATGCGTGAGAAAGAGATGGCTAAGTTGCAACTTGAGCGTGAGAAACAACAGGCTTACTTTGCATTGAAGCAACAAGAGTTTGAAGCAGAAGCACAATTGAAAGCAATGAAGATTGGTGCTGGCATTACATCCAACGTAGAGATTAGAGGTTAATCATGGCTTATACACAAGCACAACTTACTGATGCGTTAGTTAATTTACTAGCAACTGACCCTAACGCTGCTTATAGCGATATTGTCAAAGCAGCATCTACCTATGGCATTACGCCACAACAAGTACAAGCCACATTTGGTACTTTGCCAGCAGGTAACGATAGGACTTACGTTCCTGACTACACACCAGCGCAGACAACTACGATTAACAATGCTATTGCTTCAACTGACCCTATTGCAAAGGCTTATGGTCTTGCAGAGCAAACAGGTGATTATGGTCAGATTGCTGCTTTAATTAAAGACATTCCTGCGCCTACATTGTTGTCTAAATATGGTCTGACAAACAAAGACATTAGTTATATCTACTCTCGTCCAACAGTAAAAGACCCATTGTCAACGGCATATATCAATGCTGAAAAAACTGGTGATTACACGACTGTTGCTAATTTACTTAAAGGCATAAGTGCTGACCAACTAAAAGCTACTTATAACCTTAATCAAAATGATATTAACTACATTGCTTCTCGTAAGGGAATAGCAGGTACATTGCCAGCTAATTGGGCTGGTATGCCTATTAAGCAAGTTGGTACTGATACAACTGCTATTACTGGTACACCTGCAACACAAGCAGCACCAGTAGGACAATTCCGTGAGTTGTTCCCATCCTTTGCAGAATCCAAGCGTCTAGCAACTCAAGCTATTGCAAGCAGACCAACTACTCAAAGCATTGTTAACATGATTTCTAACCCACAGAATCCTGCGTTGACTTCTGCTTGGCAGAACGCTGAGAAGACAGGTCAGTATGGCGATGTAGCGGGTATGCTTCAGAATATGCCACTAGGTAAAGTTCAGTCTGCTTACGGACTATCTAATGCAGATATGCAATACATTATGAGCAGACCAGAGATAGCCACAGCGTTGTCTAAGTCTGGAATGGTTGCTACACCTGCACCTACTCTGACTAATGTTCTTGGCATGATTTCTAAGTGAGAACAGCATGAGTTACGAACAACTGCGTAGTTTGGTAGGTGGAGATAACCCACAAGCCGTATCTTATGGTGACATTATTTCTGGTATTCAAAGCCAGTACACACCACAGTCTCAGTTTGCAACTCCCAAGTCATTGCTAGACATGATTGGTACGCAGTTGCCAGAACAACGTGGAATTGCTTATGGCTCGTTGCTACAAGCACAGCCAACGACACCTATCAAGATGTTTGGTTCTACTGCACCTTATAAAAATCCAGACGCTATGGCTAGTCTTGATTCTGGTGTTATAAATCTAGGAACAGAAACAGCTAACACAGGTTTGGGTGGTGGTAGAGATTTGTCGGGTACGCTTGTTTATAACAATGACTTTACTCAAGATGTTTATGGCACTTCTGGCTTAAATACTGGTGTCGATAGAGGTTTGTTTGGAACTAATGTAACTGGTACAGATGTAGCCAATGTCGCAGGAACAATAGCACCGATAGCTGCTCTAGCGGGTAACTCAGACCTAGTTAAAACAGCTATTGCATTGAATCTGATTGGCTCTGCTGCGGATATTCGTACAGAAGCAGATGTTATTAACTTAGGTTCAAAGATAGCAATGTTGGCAGCAGGGCCAGCAGGTAATGTTGTAGCAGCAGGTCTTGGTTTGGCTACTGGTAACACACCAATGACAGTTAACGCATTACTAGGTGCTGTCAATCCAACATTAGGACTTGTAAACACTATCTCAGGAAACCTAACTGGTTATAACTTGGGTGATGTAGTCAATGGCTTATTAAACGCACCAGAAGGCTCTATTTCTGAGTATGGCTTGATAGGTGCAGCCAACATTGGTAATTCACTTGTAGCTAGTAGAAAAGCCGCAGGTGCTGCTTACGATAGCATGGGTGCAAATACATTGAGAGTATTGGCTGAACTTGGTGACCCAGAAGCCATTGAAACAATAAGAGCGCAGTCAGCAGGTTCTACTGGCTCTACCTACAACCCAATTAAAGACTTAGGAACAGCTAGAGGCGCAAGTTACTTTAATCTGTTTACTCCTATTGGTGGGGCATCAAAGCCTAAAGATGAAGAAACATCAGGAATTACCCTTATATGACGGACAAAGCAATCTTGGCTCAATGGGCTAAGAACTTACTAAATGATGACTTTTTCAAAGAAGTTATAGATAACTTGAAAAATCAGCAGATTAGTGTGATAATTAACACAAGTGCAGAAGAATGTGATAGGCGTGAAGACGCTTATAGGCACATTAAGACTATTGAACTAATTACAGGACACCTAGAAGGTTTAGCCTCGGAAACTGTGATTAAAGAGAAGAAGTGGAAGATTTTATAGGGTTTACCCTATCCTCCGTCCAGAAGGTGTCTGGCGATTATTGAGATGACAAATGGAAAACACCAACCCTAATGGGAGTGAAAGCCTAGATGTAAACCAAGCTGCTTCAGCGTTTGAAGGCATGATGGGTGATTCTGAGGAAGCTGACAACAGCCAAGCCGAAGGTCAACCAGAGTACCAACAAGAGACTGATGAAGTTGAGTATTCTGAGGAGGAATCCGAGGAACAACCAAAGCCAAGATATAAAGTCAAGGCATCTGGTGAGGAAGTTGAGGTAGAACTTGACGAACTTATCAAGGGTTATCAACAAGGTACGGACTACACTAAAAAGTCTCAGGCTCTAGCTGAACAACGTAAAGCGATTGAAGCTGAACGTAGTCATTTAGAGTATGTAAAACAAGAGCGACAGGCATACGCCCAGAAGTTGCAAGCGTTGGATAGCTTCCTTACGCAGCAACATCAGGGTGTGGACTTAGAAGTTTTAAAGGAAACAGACCCTATCGGTTATGCGGTAGCGGTAGCTGAACAGAGCCAGCGTGAGAAGCAATTAGCAGTAGTCAGGAATGAACAGCAACGCATTGCCCAACAGCAACAAGCAGAGCAACAATCCCAACTGCAAGCGCACTTACGAACAGAATCTGAGAAGCTAGTTAGTCTGATTCCTGAGTTAGCTACACCACAGGGTGATGCGGTACGGAAACAAATCCGTGACTATGCGAAGTCTGTAGGTTGGTCTGACCAAGAACTCAGTTCCGTGTATGACTCTCGTGCTGTGATGACCTTGTATAAGGCAATGAAGTATGAGCAACTTCAAAAGAGCAAACCAGAGTTGAATAAAAAACTTCAGTCTGCCCCTAAGATGATGCGTTCTGGTACTTCAGTTCCTCAAGCTAGGTCTTCACAAGATAAACAGGCTATGCAAAGGTTGCGTGAAACTGGAAAAGTCCAAGACGCTGCTAGAGCATTTGAACGATTTTTATAAATTTTGGAGTATTAAATTATGGCTACCTATCAAACATATACCGCAATCGGTATGAGAGAAGACCTTTCGGATGTTATCTACTCGATTTCACCAACAGATGTTCCATTTATGTCTTCCATTGGCAAGAC